TAACAAAAAGATGGCCAGATACAATTGCTACGGGGAACAATGTTCTAAATATTATTATTATGGCTCAAAAAGAATAACTGGAAAATCTAATCACTTTAGATAAAGGTGATTATTTCAATGCAAATTTAGGTGGACTTATAATTAAAGTTATTGGTTTCTCATCGAAAACAGGGAAAAATAGATACAACTTCGATAAACCGTTTCCAAATAGATGCTTAATCTGTATCCTTGTGGAAAATGATGGTTTAAGAGATACAGAACCAGCGTTAGAAGCCTATGATAAAAATGGGTTTTCTTCAAACAATGCTATTGGGACAGGAGCATTTTATTGCTTGGCAATAGGCTATTAATTCTAAATTTCTATTATTTCAAAAGTATAAAGAAATCAACTTTGCAAATACCGTTTTGAATATTTCCACTAGTTGCATCTAGAGTAGAAAAGTCTAAATTATCTCCACTATGTATAACTGCAACAGAACAATTATCTTTTTTAGCAGTAGCCATAACTATAGAATTTTTAAAACTAAACCCCTCCGCTACTAATGTTTTTGAAGCATAAGCTCCTTTTGTCTCTAAAGAGCCTGTAACAATTTTTATATTTAAAATTGTTAAAACATCGTAATCAGATTTATGTTCAATTTTACATAGATTTTCCAATCTCTTACGATTTTCCCATATTGATAGTTCTTCAAAGTTCCCATCTGGAACACTTACTCTTCTGTTTTGAGCTTCTTTACAAATGTAGAATTTCTTGTTTCCTGGGAAATAGTAAACATTCCCCTTTACTGCTTCGGATAATGGAAATTTCCCATCTTCTTTTCCAAGTGCAGAAACTACTCTATCATCAATTTCTTGAGCTGTTCCTGTATACCCACCTTTTTGTGTATAGTTAGTTTCTAAGAATTCTTTTGTGATGTATAGATCTTTTCCCACTCCTTCCACTACAATAGACTGAGCATTAGATGCAATTAAATTAAGTTTCAATTCTATCTTAAATGGACCGTCAGTTTCTGGTGGAATCCAAGAAGTTTCGTCTCCATCATTCATGTAATAGTACATTATCTCTTGTCCATTGTCATTAACAAACACACCTATTTCTCTTGGATAATACCCTGTTCTAAGACTCACATTATCAATGTTAGTAGTCAAAATAACTGTGTCATGTTCCTGGTTTAAAGTCAGAATTCCTTTCTCAACTTTTTGATTAATCAAATGTTCTAGCTCTGCTGGGTTATCATAGTTATCTAGTCTACCATCACCTATTTTAATCTTAGCAAAGTTAATCGGCTTGTTCTCTGCCTGAATTTTAGCCAAGTATTCTCTACCTTTTTTCGTTATTCCATTGAATTTCATTTGCTAATACCTCCTATTATTTGCTTGTATCCTTTGATATAAATAGCATTATTTACAGTAAAGTCTTTCTTTTTATTTTCCTTAGTTGCTAATAATGTTACTTCTTTAAAACCAGATATGTAGTATTTAGATGTGTTTATCTGCTTCAGCTCTATATAGTCTAAATGGCTTCTAACATTCTTATTAGCTTCTATGTTTTCCATCAACTCTCTATACTCACTAGGGTCTGTTATTTTCTTATCCGTATAGATTCTAAAAGTCCCAGGTTTACCATTATAGTCTGTCCATTCTTTTACATCAAAACCTTTATACAGTAGTCCACACACATCTTTTAATACCTTAGTTGTACCTGCATTAATTTTAGAAAATATAGCCCTTTTAACTATCTTTTTCTTTTCTTCAAGAGTTGCATTTTTAGTGTAGATAGAGTATTCCCATAAGAGCATATTAATCTCTTGCTCATTCATCAAATCTATCATTTCTAGCTTTTTTAACTCACTGTTTATGATAGAGTTTCTACCTCTCAAGACGAAGTCTATAGACTCATATATCCATTTGGTTGTAGCATCATCTAAAGTAGATACTGCAGCAATGTCTGTTAATTTCAAGTCATCTATTAATATCATATGTCTTCAACTCCTAGATAATTGACTACTACACTAGCATTACACTTAGCAAACTGATGATGTTCTAGCTTTTTGTAAACTGGAGATGTTATAACAGTTCTCTTTACTCCTGCAAGCTTTAATCTTTTGATTAACTCGTCAGGTATTATATCTCTACCTAACTTATTTTTTTGCCATTCTACATACTCATTTACGGCTGTTTGTACTTTAGCTTTTATAGAGTTAACATTAATTTCATCAGCTTTATTTATGTAATAATCAAATTCAACTTTGTAATCTACAACTTCAGGGCTTTTTATAGTAACCTTATCTGTCAAAGGTCTTATTTCATCTGAGTTTACAACTTTTAATACTTGGTTTCTCAACTCTTCAGAGGGAACTCCATCTTTTGTAAGTACGTAGATATCAACTTCGCAAGGGTTTGGACTCTTAACAGTAACATCAACTATCTCTGGAGATGTCGATAAAGTCCAAAACACATAAGCCCCAACTGAACCCGCAACAGAAAAAGAGTCAGGTACAAGTCTTAATCTTTCTCTATAGACCTCATCTTCTTCCAAGTCTGTACCACCATTTGAAATTGTGATGTTTTCTACTTTAGAAAAGTAAGGATATAAGTCAACCATTGTATTGATATGACCTACTGGGATATTATTCCCTATTGTTCCTGGTGTTTTACAAGTAGCAATTCCATCTACAAACAAAGTATTTTCTGCTATAGAATACTCTTCATTTGTTTCAAAATAAAGGTCATTATATCTAATCAAGCTCCCTTTTGGGATTACTATTTTCTTTTGTTTAGTAGATATGATTGAAAATCTAAAAGTAGCTTTAGCATATTGCTCTTCTAGTCTTAGTCCTCTATCTCCATACCTATCGCCCAGCAGGTCTAGTCTATAATCTCTAGCATATTTTAAGTAATTTTGCTTTAGATTATCGTTGTAATTCTCTTCTCTCATAGCTATAAGATAAGCAACACTAGCAAAGATTAATCCCTCGGGCGAGTGTTTAGAGATTTTTCTTCCACTAAGTTCTTCAAACTTTTCTTGCATTTGCTGTCTCAGTTCTTCAGCATTAGCATCGATAATTTCATAAGTATCGTCTATCATACAATCACCTCTATTTCTAGCATTATTTCTAAGTCATTATTTTCTAACTTTAAATCTAAATTTTTAAGCAGGGCCCTTGGTTCATACTTCTTTAAATTAGTCATTAGTAAGCCTATAAGCTTATTCTTAATAACAGGAATGTTCTTGTCAACTACATCACTATCTAAAGAAAAATCTCTCATTAACGGCTGTTCTTCCTTTGTAACTCTTAGTATCATATGTACATTTCTTACTACATCTTCTATCTCATTTTGTGGGTTATAGTTTATTTCATCTTTAGAATTTATCAAAAATATCATAGTTTAAACACCTTCTTTTGTAGATTTTTTACAGTGTCCTCATACTCAACTCCAAGAATAGTCTTAGCAGTTTGTCTGTACTCTATCTTTTTTTGATACTGTAAAGGGTCATCTACATACTCAAGTAAAGTTATATCTAAGTTAATGTAGTCAAACTCTCCTGTTGCAGCATTGAAATGCGATAGTGTTTCGTCTATCCCAGTTATTAGAAATGGAAACTCTCCTATGACATGATACCCAAGAATTAAAGGAGCGAATTTTCCTAAGTCCATAAAGTCTTTTAACATCTGTAGATGTAAACTTGGAGCTTTAGTAAGTCCAGCTATTAATTCTATCGATAAACTAACTTCCATAAGTTCTCTACCTTGCTGTCTAACTTTACCAATCCCATAAATAGGCTCATGTTGAGTAATTTTAGCCTTTCTACTTCTTGATAATTCTTTCTTTAAAGAAAAAACATTTAAGTCACTAGCGTAAAAAATTATGTCTCCTAAACTTCCAATCATGATGGGCCTCCTGTATTACTGTTTCCAGGTTGTATCCCTGAGTGAGTATGTGAGTTAAGATTAATGCCATTTAACATAGCTGTACCTTTAGTATCTGTATTAGATTTAAAAGTAGTATCTCCATCAACTGTTAGTGTCTTTTTAATCTCTACGTCTGCGGTAATAACTACTTTTGTGATAGGCGATAATGTCAAAACTCCATCTTTGTAAGAATAGAATCCACCATCTGAGAATGCCCTTTTTACTTCTCCTTCTGAAATTTCAGAAGGTCTCATAGGACAGCCTAAGATGTAACCTTGCTCCATCATATCTGGTAATGATAAGACTATAACTGTTTGCCCTTTTGCTAAATGATAGTTATCCGAATGTGATTCTGAGAATGGAACCAGGATATTTAACCAATCTGAGATTTTATTATCCCTGTCTGGAAATATAACTCTTGCTTTACCATTAGCTATGTCTATATCATTTACTTCCCCTTGCTTCAAGATATCCAGCATTCTTACTCACCACCTTTTTTATTTTTAATCTTATTTGCTTTTTTTGTTTCTCTTTCTTTTTTTCTTGTATTTGCAGTTTTAGCCTTTTCTTTCTCTGCCTTATCTTTTTTAGCTTTATCTAGTGCTTTTGCTCTCTCTTCTGCATTTTGTCTAGCACCAACTTTAAAAGCTTCTATATCACAAGTGTAGTCTCCATCGATATTGTGAGTAACTTTATCAATTACATATCTCCCAGCAAATCTACCAAAGCTATCGTCTAGTTCTATAATGCAACCTGCACAGTATTTAACATCTCCGTCAACTGTTAAGTTTATAGAGTACTCTTGCTTTAAACTATCCTTTAAAGTTTTCTCGGCCACTTTCTTAGCTTGAGATTTTCCTTTAGTTTTAATCTTTTTTGTCTTAGCTTTTTTAACTCTTTTTTTAGTTTTTGTTTTATCTGCTTTCTCTTTAAAAGCTATATATCCTCCATCATCAAGCATTTTTTACCTCATTTCTTTTCTCAAGTTCTTCTTTTGTAATTGTCTCAACAATGTGCTTCTTCTTATCTGCATCATAATAACTAACCTCGACTTTGTCGTAAACTCCTTGATTTTTCTTCTTTAGTGTAAAGCTTCTAATACGAAAATCTTTAATATTAAAAACATCAATATTATCGTTATCAATTAATGACTCATCATTAAAGACTATTAGCTTATCATCAGTAACTTTCAAACTTAGAGCTGTTTCAGATAGAATTCTTTTTAAAAATCCTAAGTCTGTTTCTCTATCTTGGTCCAGTCTGTCAAAGAAGGCATTATCACAATGTAACTCATAATCTAGTTCATGCTTAGTTGCTATTTTAGATAGAAGTTCTGATAGAGTTATTTTTTCCCATGCAACACTGTTAACCTGCTCTCTAATAGTTTGGTCTAATGGCAATGCCAGACATTTCAATGATAATCTTTGGTTATTAAAAGTAGGTTCATCTACATAGAAAATTCCAAGGTCTAAGAACTTAGATATCCCATTTTCGTTTTGCTGGATCCCTATTAAAAGTCTTGAATTTTCATCAGGATACCATTCGTTGAGCCATCTATAATCTAAATTTTCCAGGTCTAACTCTAAGTCATCTACAGCATTTTTTGAGTTATCTGTGTAAGTCATTGATGAAATACTAGGCTGTATTTCTTCTGTAATATCTACTCCTTCATAGAAAACTAATATCTTTATATTTCTTGCTATCCCATTTCTATCAGCCTCCTTTTTGCAATAAAAAAGAGCAGCTTTTACACTGCTCTTTGTAGATTTAATTCCTAAATAAAGTATCTATATCAATATTGCTACACTTTATCTTTTCCATGGTGGCAGTTTAGATGTTTCTACAGCACTTGCGACGGGTGTAATTTCAGGTACTATGATAGGTATATTAGAATCAAATACGGCGATAGATAGTAAATTAAGATTAGCTCTCATAAGTTGATGGAAATACTGTTCTGAACCATATAATTTATAACTTATCAAGTCCCAGGTATCTCCACTCACTGTTTTATAGACTTTTACTTTTCTCATATTATCGCCGTCCTTCTCTTCTTACTTTGTATTTCTTCAATTACTCTTTTAACTTCTCTAGCAATATCTGTAGCACTTCCAGAACCACCATTAATGTTGATAGTTATAGTATCTCCACCAACCGTAGTTCTTGAGTCATTTGAAATACTTCTAATTCTATCTTTTAGCGATGATACTCTTGAAGACAAAGAGCTTCTAGTTTGTGAATTGTTAAGAATTCTAGCTCCACGAGGTAAATTAGCCATAACTGGAGAATTTACTAGGTAAGAGCTATTATTCATTTCTACAAGTTCAGCACCTCTTTCAGCAAGAGTTGTAAGTCCACCGCCAAAGTAGTTAGTACCTGAGTAGTTTTGGGCTACTTCTCCTTCTCCTTTAAACCAGTTAAAAGGATTTAATTTAGAACCAAGGTTTTTAAGGCTTTCCCATTTTTTATTTATCCAGTCAAAGAATCCACTGAAAGCTTCTCTAATCTTATCTATGATAACAGTAGCACTGTTCTTTAGTCCATTCCATGCATTAGACCCAATTTCAAGTAAAGCATTGAATTTATCTTTTATCCATTGCCATGTGTTAGAGAAAGCATTTTTTATAGCCTTCCATATAGTATTTACTCCATTTCTGAACCATTCGCATTTTTGATATAATACTACAAAAATTCCTATAAATGGTATAAATAGAGCCTTATACTCTTTAATCTTAGCCCATACTTTAGCTCCTAGCTCCATTAATGCATGAAATTTATTTTTTATCCAAGTCCAAGTAGCTTTAAATCCTTCTTTTATAGCTTTCCAAGCTTTATCTACTCCTTTCCTAAACCATTCACACTTCTTATACAATAGAACAAAGATAGCAATAACAGCCACAATAGCTACAATTATAAGTCCAACAGGATTAGCTATGAAAGCAGCTTTTAATGCTAAGCCAACCATTTTTATAACTTTTATAATCTTTAAAAATCCACTTCCTAAAACCTTTCCAATGATACCCCCAAATTTCAGTAAAAATTTTCCAGATTTTAAGAAAACTTTTCCAATTCCAGAACCTAAAATTTTAAAAGCTTTAAAAATTCCACTAGTTAGCGGAAACATCTTTTTTAAAGCATGCATTAGCCCACCAAATTTAAAATGGTTACCAAATTTCAAAAGCCAAGCAAATGTCTTAGTAAGTGGACCTGTGACAAATCTATTTGTTAACCCCATAGATAAATTAAAAATCGCTATAGCTCCTATAACTTTTATTATTCCTGACATTAATTTTGGATGGGTTCTAGCAAAATTTCCCAAAGATTGAAATATTTCACTCCAACCCTTTAAAGATTCTTTTAATTGTGGACCTATGGCTTCACCAATATCAGCAAGTCCATTTACTAGTGTGTTTTTAGTCTGCTCAAAAATATTTTTTAAGGTATTCATTCTATTAGCATATTCTTTGTCTACAGAACCCGCAGTCATTTCTGAGTGAGCCAAAGCTAAATTCTCTTTAACTTTATCTATATTGTTAGCAAGGGTTGCTACACTATCAATCGCTTGTTCTCCAAACAGATCATTTAACACGGCCGCTTTATCTTCAGCTTTTAACTTATCAATTTTTTCTAAAACCTTAATGATAGTTCCTTCAGCATCTTCTGCCATTTCTTTATTTATTGTATTGGGATTTAATCCTAAATGTTTAAAAGCTTCCATTTTCTTTTTTGAATCAGCACCTTTTCCTAGTTCTAAATAAAGCTGTTTTAACCCCGTACTTGCTACTTCGGCACTTTTCCCCATAGATAAAAGAGTTGTAGCAAAACCTAAGTTGGTTTCCTTAGAAATATTTTGCGTTCTTGCTAATCCTCCTACTCTATTTGAGATTTCAACCAATTGATTAGCTTTAGCTGCTGAATTATCGGATAAAAAATTAATAGTATCTGCGTATGCAAAAGTTTGCTCTTGACTCAATCCTAACTGCTCCTTACTTTTGGCAATAAATTCTCCCGATGCCTCTGTACTCATATCAAAAGCTACTTTTAATTTCATCGCTCTTTCTGTAAATTCAACAATATCTTCTTTTGCTATTCCAGCTTGAGCGGCAGCACCAGCTATTTCATATACTTCTGTTTGCTGTAATGGAGAATTTTCAGAAACTTGCCTTATTTTATTAAAATATGCCTGTTCTTCAGCTTTATCCTTGAACTCTATCATTTTTTTCAAATCTGCTTGTGCTTCTTCTAATCTAGCATATTCTTTAATAGGACTTAATGCTACCTTTCCAAATGCTAGTCCAGTTATGATTTGTTGACTTCCTTTTTGATAAAGTTGGTCTCCATAATTACTAATACTATTAGCATAATTTAAATCTTTTTTATATTGAGTTTGTCTTGCTAATTCACTATTAACTTCTTTTAACCTCTTTTTATATCCTTCTAATTTCAATCCTTCTTTTTCAAGTTCACTTCTAGCTGCTTTAAAAAAATGAGCCTGCCTTTGTTTTTGAGTGTTTAATCTTTCAACATACTTCTCAGCTTCTTTCACTTTTTTAGCAAATTCTGCATTTCCTTTTCCAGATTTTTCATATTCTTCCTTCAATTTAGCTAATTGTTTAGTAGCTTCTGCCCACTTTCTAGTGGCTTTTCCATATGATTCACTTATTTTATCTATTCCTTTTAATTTTTCCTGTGTTTCAATTAAATCCTTTGTTGAATTTTTAACTGTTGTTAATTTATCTGTAACATCTGAAAATGATTTTAGAGCTCCACTTACTCCAACAATTCCCAATTGCCAAGTTAAACTCATATCGTGTGCCAAGCATATCACCTCCTATAAAATTCATTGACTTTTATATAAAAAAATTGTATTATTATAGAAAATAAGAAGAGGAGGTAAATTAATGAATAACAATCAAAAAAATACTAATTATTTATATATTATAAAAAGACATCCAATTTTTTTAAGTGTTTTAATTTGTACAATTTTATTTTTTACTTTTTTATTCTTTTGTTTACCACCTGGTTGGTTAGTATTAGGTTTCTTATACAATCTATATGTTAATGGCGGTATTTTAGGAAAAATTATATTTTATTTTATTGTAGTTTCATATCTTCTTCTTCTTTTCATAATTCCAGCTGATTTTATAAAAGAAAACGAATAAGAGGCTAGTCATAGCCTCTTTTTTTAATCTTCTTTATTTTGTCTTTCTTCCTCTTCTTCTACAAATTTATTAGCTCTAGCTATCCAGTAGTCAAGTTCATATAAGCTACAATCCAACATAGAATCGTAGCTTACATTAACTTTAAAATAATTAAGAACTCTTAAAAGCTCTGTTATCATATCCAGATAGATTAAGCACCAGTTTCCTCTGTTACTTCCTCTGTAGTATCCTTCTGAGCCTCTTTGTCTTCCCAACCTTGACTCAAAAAACGCTTTACCCCGTTCACCACTTTCAAGTAGTCTATAGATATAAGATTAAGTAAATCTCCATACTTAACTCCAATTGATTTAGCTGCTACAGTTATAGCCCAAGAGTCTTCTAGTTCTTTTACAGCTCCAGCTTCTTTATTTCTTGCTTTGAATTCTTTTTCACATAGCATAAAATCTTTTCCTGTCATTTCTTCAATATTTATATCTAGTTCATTGAATTCTTTTCCACCGAAATTATATGTTTGTGATAACTTTACTTTCATTTAAGTCCTCCTTAATTTAATCCTAAGTATTTTCTAACTGCTTGGTTAGCAAGTCCATGAATTA